GGCCATCATTCCCGCTTCAACATACCAAACTGCAGCCAAACTACCTGTTGGGCCTGTGCCGGTCTCCATCGATGCGGTACCTTGGAAACTAGCGGAGGGCATCACATAAAGAGCATATGCTCCACCACCGTGAGTAGTGTCTAACAGTAGCTCTGTTCTCCAGCCGGCCTGCTCTCCGAAGTGCGGAGCGGTGATGCCATCGGCATTAGGGTGCTGATGACCGAGTGTACGGACATATGTGGCGGGTGCCACGCCGGGTGCTAAGAACGCCTTGGCGCCATAGAGGCCATAGATGGGGGACTGGGTTGAAAGTCCGTCACGGTAAACGTCACCGCCGGCGGCGCCGGGGACCGTATCACCGAACATACTTACAAAGTCGGAATAGGCTTCAGCCTTAACTGGCTGCATCGCCAAGCCCTTTGGGGCGCGGCCAATAATAACAGGACCGATAGCATCGGGGGTTCTGGGTATAAAGGAGTTATCAATCTCGTTGATAAAAACTCCGGGGGAAACAAACTTAAATTTCTTTACTGACATGATTTCGCAATCCTCGTTTTATTAATTGTCTAAAAGACATCACAATCATTACCTAAATAGTATTTTGGATTTCAAAAGGAGGAAGACAATGTAGAAAATAAGTGTTAGTTCCTGAATTAATCTTCTAAAAACGAAGGCTCTCCAGGAATTACAGCAGATTCTCTAGGAAAAGTAACTTCTACTACACTTTCTTCTACCGTCACTATCGGGCGATCATCGTTCTCCCCCTCGCCTATAAGATAGCCCAAAACACGTAAATTAATAGATGTCTCGAACATGCGTAATTCCTCTGCTAGGTCTGCTGTATTGTTGTTGTGAGTAAAACTTTGATCTAAGAACGCCTCATAAATATGACCGTTTCTTCTTAACAGAAATGAGTTAATCTGACCAGTGCGCGTCATGAACGGCTGTATGAGGCTATTCATCTGTTCCTGATATTCAGTTTTGATGACGATCTTATATTCTACATTAACATATACAGGAATTGGGATAGAAAGGGTTTGGATCACAACTTGTTTATTTATTCTTGGGAAGTAATTTTGAAGTTTTCCACCATTATTTGTCCTGGTACCGGTCGCGACTGCAAAGTTTCTTGTTTTATCTTGTTTTATCTTTCTCGCAATGACCATACGGCCGGAGCGGCCATTGTGATTTTTTGAAAAAGTATGTGCTTGGAAACTGCCTTTGCGGGAGGGATCTTTAATAATATTAACTCGTTCGATGCTAACAATGGGTAGAATCAGGGAACCATCAGCGTCTCTAAGTTCTTTACGGCTCTTTATCTGATATGCTCTCTCGGGCGTTTGCCAGAATACCGGCACTTTAGTGTATCCATAATTTGTTCGAGCGCTTAGATCAAGGTCTTCTTTGATCCATGCAGTAATTGCGTAATCGATCGTTTCAATTGTCGAAGACAACATACCAATCTCTTGTAGTGTAGTGCTAGTTGCGCCTGGGGGCAACTGTGCGAAATCAAAATCATCAGGTAGCATCGAATAATCCCCTTCTTGCTCGTCGGCATGTGCCGGCTATTTCAAAACTGTGGTCTACTTGGCCAAATAACTTCCTTGGCTCTGACAACTTAACTATCTCATAATAAATTTTACCATAGAGAATAAAGTCGCCCTCACGTACGTAAAGATCCTGATCTTCGGTCAATCTTCTCTTATGGAACAGGACCGTGATCGTGGAGTCAGAGTCGACGCCAACACTAGAGAGATAGGACGTCGCTTCATCGTTAAAATCGACCAAGGCGTATATTCTGACCGGTGGGAGGTAGGTCTTGGCGATGGCCTCCCCGTATAGGTCATGAAATTTGGTAGACTCAAGGTCAACCGGGTAATAAAGTATCTGTTGTCCGATGACCTTTTCAATAAGTTCATCATTGACTTGTTTTACTAAATCTCTCTCTTTTTTGCCCAAGAAGAGAGGGGGTGGCGGTGCTGCTGGTCGGTCCCATTCGTCTGACATCTATATTACCCCACAAAAATCGGCAGAGGAGAGTTTTTAAATAGATTCTGAGTAGCGTCGGCGCTTTCTGAATCATATTTGACAAGCTCTTTGTATTCGGTTTCTTTGAGCATCTCCGTTAGTTTGTCTCTGAGTTGTTGCTGTTCATCTTTTGCTTGTGAAAGTAATTCGCTATGGTTAAGAGTCACGCTTTCACCAGGAATTGGAATTGTGGTGAACTTGCCGCGGATCTGGCCTAACATTTCTTTGCACAATGCTAAACAATACTTTCTAATCCACTGTTTCCCGATTGCATTGATGTTAGCGTACGGTACATTATCAAAAGGCAGAGTATTCATGTTATTAACACCATCTACTCCATCTTTATATTCAGAATTTGAAGTAAACACGTCCGAATCTTCCACATAAAACCGAACCCACATGCTTTCAATAGAAGTAAAGTCGAAATGGCCTGGTTCTGGATAGATTCGAAGTTTGTTGTTGATTAACTCATAAGAATAGTGTGAGGTTCTTGTATAAAGGCTGTCTTCGTACATAACGGCCTGCATTTTATTCTGCCATGTAGGAATCATTTCGAAAGTAGAATCGTCTGAATATTGGCCGTAAGTGGACATATTTCCAACAACGCCGGCTCCTCCGAAGTATCCGAAAAAGCGCCACATTGCACGTGGGGTCCGATAGAAAACTTTCGTAATAACAACGCGTTTGTTGTCGACTTTTCCAGCAAACGGCACTGGTGCGCCGGTGTCGTCGAGGCCGGTCGAAGACGCTGTCTCGATTATTTCTTGTAAATCGTAATCTTGTTTTTTCGATACTGGAGTAAATGAGGCCGAGTATTGAGGAAGAGAGCCTCCGAATCCACCCATTGCAGACATTGAATCACCCACTTTGTTGGCATACGAGGCACGGAAGCGGGGGTAGCTCAGGTTACTTCCTGAGGGCCCACTTAAGAGGGCGCCATCGTGATCAAAGGTACCTGTGGTGTTGCCCAAGGCTGTGGATAACACATTCTTACCCTGGTGCAGGTTAATAATGTATGAATACTCTAATACCGCCTCTTCATAGGCGGCATAAACGTTAGAAGTGGTGAGTTCGATATCGACCACATCACCACCAAGTTTTTTATAGGTATATGCTACTTGATCTACGGCACCGCTTTTAAAGTTTGCTGATCCTGTGTAGATACCGAACGGTACTGCGCTAGCAACGTCGTCGAACGACCCTGTTGAAGTTAAGACGATCGCGCTCGTCGTCGATAGTGGGCTCAAGTTTGTAGGCACGCATTTATCCTCCTATGCTATAAATAGTTTTATGAAGCACAAACTACGTTGCTTCTGGCACTTTATTGATATCGAACACAAAATCTCAAAATTTTAAGAGGAAAAAAATTGGAAGGATAGGCATGTTCAACAAAAAACCCCCAACCAAAAAGGAAAGGGGGTTTAAAAGTTTGATAGCAGTTACTACCACATATCTTATGTGTGAGCAGTCTTAATCAAAGCGTAGTGCAGGACGATGGCCTCACTCAGAGAGCCGCCCGAGACGTTTGTCACAGTAATCTTGAAACTACCGGCCGCGTGACCGGTGGCTTGGACCACGTATTTTCCAATGGTTCCACCACTATGATGGTTAACAATACAGACGTCAGTTGCTCTAGCAAAGGCTGCACAAGTCACTTGGAATGATATGATCGCATCGATGCCAAGGGCGGCGCCGTGCATTGTAATCTTTCCAGTAGGCTTATTCAATACAACCGTGGTGGCCTTGTTGGTAAGCTGCGTAACGGCGCCACCATTGTCTAATTTCAGCGTGTCTGCAGCCATGCTGAGGGACCCAGCAGTAACAGTAACGCCTGTGTCTGATGTCAAGGAGTTAACTGTGACATCTGAACCTTCGAGATCGATCTCGCGGTCCAACTCTTCCATTAATTTTTCTAATCTTCCTAATCCAACTCTAGCCATTTTAATAACCTCCTGTTTCTTTAATGTTATAAATGTTTTAAATAATCGATTGGAAGTTCTCCAATTCATATATAAGTAGTTTGCAATAAACGAAAGCCCCCTTCAGAAGAAGGAGGCTTTACATTTTTTTTGCTTTTAAGCTACGTTGCTGTTAAACAGACTCGCCAATCAAGCCACGTACAACCACAAGGCCATACATATCTGGACGAACCATCTTCTTAGCATAACGAGTCATCACGCCCTTGCGAGGCACGAAGTCTTCTGGTCCAAAGATGGTTGGGGTGGTCTGTAATGGCACATAAGGTGCATATACATATCCGCTTTCAAGGAAAGAGGAACCACGGCGACCAATAAGGATCAGGTTACGCAGGAAGTAGGGATCAACATATACGTCGAACTTCTTAGTGAGTGCACCAACTTTCACAGCACCGATGGTACCACGCTCATCGTCAGCAGTGACGGAAGCACGGAAGCCAGCAGTGAACTCAAGTAGGTTAGCAACTTCAGGTCCGCAGACGACGAAGTTAGCACCACCACGAAGAGTCTTGCGGTGAATTTGGGCAGAAACATCATTGATTGTCTCAACGAGAGTTTCATACCACTCAGACACGGTACCAGTGAAATCTGGAGCCGCTGAGGTTGCAACGAGTTGTGCGCCTGTGTCACGGTTGACAAAGAGACCCGGGGAGCGTGACCAGTACTTAGTACCAGCGGTAGCGCCACGTACAAGATCTTCAAGGATCTCGCGGTCAATCTCAAGAGCAATCTGCTCAGAGAGAATACTTGTCAACTCAACTTCAGCATCAAGGTTGTGGTAGGCGTTAAGGTCTTGACCTAACTCCGGAGTCCACTTCGCCTTCAACTTCTTGGTGACAGCCGTAACAGCAATCGAGTCGACCTTAATGTCGATCTCGGGGATGTTCTGGTTGTTTTCCAAGCCCCATGGGGAAGCACCGATAACAGCACCAAGCGCATCTGCCTTACTTAGCAGATCTTTGATCGGGTAAGTGAAGCTAACTGCAGAAGCAGTCATCAAACCATGAAGGTTTGCATTGGTGATTGCACCATCATATGATGCAAAGACAACATACGCTGTAGTGGCGGACGAGCCGCTGTATCGTGTAAGACGACGCAGTTGAACTGCACCACCTTGCTGACCAGCCGCACCTGATTGAAACAGTCTTCCGTGTGAACCAGACGTTGCATCCACTGTTGTAACAGCAACAAAATCCGTCTCGTTCCAGTTGGTAAGACCGCTAACATCAACAGTACCAATGGCGACGTTTGCAACGCCAGACTGCGACTCCAACTCGGCATCAAACTCTGTGAAGAGTGGGATGTTACCAGCCGAAGAACTATAGGTACTTGCAGTTAAGAAAGAAATAGTTCTATCGACTGAGGATGTTGGGGACGAGTAACCGTTGTTAAGATTACGGGGACCACGTTCGGCCTCAGCACCGGAGAT